TATAGCCAATCCATAAACCAATAATTCCTGCGACTCCCGCAAAAACTGGTGGTGCTGGTACTGGCAATTTGAATGCTGCGAACACGACACCGCATCCAAAACCTGTGATAATTGATAACAGAACGTCTCTCATGTTATCTTTTTTCTTGACCCATCTCTGGTAAAAGCGCTAAAAGTTTATCAGAATAGTTATCCAAACCTTTTACTTTTAGTTCATCTGAAACTTCTTTAATGGTCTGCTGTGACTTTTCAATATACTCAAAAGCCCAATCTCTTGAGTCAGAGAGAAACTTTATAAAGTTTTCTTTATGTATTGTGTCGTCAGACATACTGATGCCATTGTTAATTTGAGAGTTTAATTCTTCAAGTGCCCTGGTTTTTATAAAAAGTTCAGCCAACAATAAGTTGGACTTTTTTAGTTTATCAAACGTAGCCCAATAAGATAGCCCAAAGGAAAAAGACAGGGTAGCAAAAAATATCATAAGCATCATTTCCATAATATCTATTGTACTCTATCTCTAATGGCGTGAGTTGTCCAATAATATAAACATTTATCACAACAAGGCTTGTTATGTTCACTCTGAGTATCCTTGTAAAACTCTGAATAATAAATATTATCTTTACGATAAAGGTTGGCTCTATGGGTAATATTTACACGATTTACATGAGATGCCTTACTCCAGACTGGCTTATCAGTACCCCACAGATGCCCAGAAACGGCCTCCAGAGCCTCTATGTTGGCCTCATTCTTGTCTGTCTTAATACCTCTAAGGGCAGCCTCTTTAACCATGGCCTTTGTGTATATGCGTAATGATTTTTCAGCATTTTTCCACATCAGTACTGCTGGGTGATTTCGCCATGCACCTGAAGGGGATTGACCAGATAAAACCTTGAGTATCTGATAGGACTCTAATATCTGTTTATTTAAACGCTTATTGTCAAGAGTCTCAGCACATTGATCAAAATCTTTGTATGGTAAAAAGGTTTGCATTAGTCATCTTCTTCAATATCAAATAAATCTAAGTCTGATAATTGACTAAGCCTTGAAGCAAAAAACAAATTAATTGCAACAAGAGAGGATATTGCTAACAGTATTAATATAATTATTTTCTTTTTCATTTTGCTATTGTTGCTCCACATCTTAGACAGGCTGAATAGTTTTTACCAGTAAAAGGACAGGATCCAGCATCAACAAGGTTATGGGATTTAAATTTACAAATAAAAAACAATGCAATTTGTTTTATCATTTTATTGCCTCTCTAGTTACTAAAACTATAGCACCACATTCCTCTAAAGCCTTTTTTAGTTTTACCACATATTGGAGCGCTGATATTTTATCATCATGCCCCATATGCAAAAACTTTCTTTCATCTAATTTTACCGTAAGAAAGTGCTCATTGTCAATAATCTCAACACCAAACCCTTTAGGTGGTGTAATTGAATGTACAGCCTTACGCATAATATCTGTATACATTTTATTCCATTGTTAAAGACTGCCAAGTTTCAGACCAGTCTTTTTTAGTTTTATGTTTATTAAATTCTCTTGAAACTTCTCCATCCTCTAAGTATACTCCGCCCCAAACGCCCCACTCTTTTCCAGATATACCATTTGCAAAACATATTTTTTTTACTGGACATTGTTTACAAAGTGCGTCAACATTATGTCTAGAGTCTTCTTGATCTTCATATTTATCAAAATAAATATTTGTATTTAAACCTAAACATGCAGATTGGTCTTTCCATAAATGTTGTTTCATTATTCAAATTTTTTTTCTTGTCGTATAAAATTTTTATAAAATCCAAAAAAATGTCTATTTTTTTCATGAAACCTTTTTTCTGCTTCATTACTTAAATCTGATCTTAATTCAGAAGTCCAATCTTCCCTTTTAAATGGAATTATTTGTGTTATTGGAGTGCCTTGAGGAATTATTCCTTCAAAATTTTCTTTTATCCAAAAAGAAAATCTTCCAGGCCAATAAACTCCTTCATCAATTATTGCAGAACTTGAAATAAACGGAAGATCATGCCTATTAAGTGGATGTGTAAATAAAATGCTATATTTTTTAGGAACTACAACTCCAAAATTAATGTTCCAAGCAAAAGGTATTTTGCTGCAACCAGCAGGAACTGGCAAATCCGATTCTGGAATATCTCTACAAATTGCTGGATCAGGTTTAACTTTCCAATTTAAAGAAATTATTCCATCTTGATTTGATACATATATATCTTGATATGTTGATAACATATATCCGCAAAGTAGTGAATCTAAAAACGGAATACATCCTTTAAAAGAAAGTTGTTTAGGAACTAACTCATTGTTGTTTTTATCTTTTAGAGTTAAATTACTTTTTTTCCACCAAATGGGTAAAAAGTTTTTTGCTGGCTTAGGTTTTTCTAAAGTAACTAAAGAGTTCAAATCTTTAAGTGGTGGAATAAACATTATTTTATTTTTCATTTTTAATCCTTATACTTATTTGGTATGTCCCAACCATTACGACCAGGTTTATAAACTCTATGCAAATACCACTTATCTTTTACTCTAATACCCACAGGAGATGTTTTTGCAGTGTCTGATTCTTTTAAATCAACTACATCCCATCCACGCCATAGCAGATTGTTATTCTTATTTATAATTTTTTCCATTGTATTTAAACTTCTAATAATCATTTTATTCTCCTAATACCTAAAAAGACCAACATCAATGTTGTTGGCTTCTGCAACTAAAACTAATTTTGATTTTGATTCTTTTGGACGACTTAAAAAAGCAAAATAATTAATTTGATTTATATTTTCACTCAACCATATTGGCGCAGCATTATAAAACTTAATCTTTTTGCCTCTTGCTTTCATTCCTCGTTCTGATAAATTAGAAAACTCTGAAACAAAGTGATTTATTCTTGATGGGCCAGCGGAGTAAATAATAAAATCATTATCTCCATCTTTCATGCCAGATAAAGCAACACTCATGGCACGAAGGAATACGTTATAGTCGTTAAATTCCTTTGTTCCCTGCACCGCTACTATCATTTGGTCCTACCCCTTGTTTTAAGTCATCAAGTATTGATAACATCTTATCTAATTCTTTTGTTGGCATATTTTCAATATCTAATGGTTTTATTGTTTCTTCGTCTACTCTGCCATTTATGGCATTTGCAGTATAAAAAACATTATTTAATATCCAATATGCACTTCCGTCTGCTATTACGACTCTTAACATATTTTTTTGAATATGTCTTTGAGACTGCGTTATAACTTTAGGCTTATCAAACCTTTGTTTTGGAATAACATCTTTAACCATTTCATAAATAGAACTCTGCCTATATTTATTTTTGTTTAAAAATATCATCCTTCTTTTGTTTGATATTTTAATTATAGACCAATAAGACAGCAATGTCAAGCCTATAATTAATAAATATTCCATTTTATTTAGTTTTTTTCACTGACTCTTTGCTTAAACCTAAAACTATAGAGTTAAGTTTATTAACCTCAAGTTGTAGTTTTAATGACTCTAGTTCCACATCAGATAGTTTTTGCTTATAAAATCTTATCAGTTGAAGTAGTTCATTTTTTTCTAAATTTTCCATTACCCCCTACTTTCTTAGATCAAAGGCAGTTCCCTGCCAAACCTTTTCTAATTTTTTCTTTTCTCTTTCTACAATCCCACGACTCCATGAAAATCCTGCATCGCCACCCCAAGCATCCCACATAATTCTTCCATTAGATGGAAACTCTGGACCATTATAAAAACCTTTACCTTTTTTATCTACTTCATGACGTGAGAAAAAAGAATACATTCTTTTAACAGTACTAAGAGACATTACTGATCCATTAACAATATCAGTTGCACGACCCCAGCCTACTGGAGTTCCTGCTCCCTTGGCTTTGCCATCTGCTTTCCATTTTAAAGCACGACGAGCAGCAGCCTTCATGCCAGATGTAGGAGTGTATGTATCAGCCATTTTGCTTTACCTTGTTTTTTTCATAAGCCTTACCCCAAAAAAATGAACCAATCATTAATAAGCCTATTGCTAATGAATGTAGGAAATAAAATGTACTCATTTTGATTTCTTTTTTTCTTGTTTAGCAGCACGTTTTTCTTTAAGAGTCATCTTTGGCTCTTTCTTTTTATTAACATTGCCCTTTTGTTCTTTATTTGCCATTACCTGCCCCTTTTTTTTCTTTTGGAT